CCACAACATTTTATCTATGTTATATTAGGCAGTCGTAGTGCCCACACCATCATTAAAATAAGTGGTTAAACCAAGACCTGCAGCAATAGCCTTTGCACGAGCGGCAGTAACTACCGAAGATTCACAACAAGGGTGAGAACCCTAGGAGACTTCTGCACATCCTCAGCATCACCAGCCCAGTAGAAATCAATGTCGATAACATTGTAGGACTTAGAAGGATCTACCAGATACTCAGTAGGCACAATATTAGGCCAACCAATACCACGATAAATATCGCCACGCTCTCCCATGAAGAAGTATTCAAGGTCAGCAATAGTCCTACCATTAGTAAGAGAAGCACCTGTCTTTGCATCTTTAGCAGTTTCTAAAGTAAAAGGAACTTCATCAGTAGTAGAATCGTTTGCATAACCAGTTACAGAAGAACCACCATCAGTAACAACTGCCCACTGAGTTGCAATGGTATCAATTACAACAGGAACGGGAGTAACATTGAATTTCAGAATTTCAAGAGCCATAGTGCCACGATGCCAATCCTGAGCAACTTCAGTCAGATAAAGAACACTATTAGTATTGTCTATATCTACCTTTATAATAGGCCAAATCTTAGCTTCATGTGCAACATTACGCTTAATAGAAGCACCAAGAGCTGCAAGAAAATCATTAACAGTCATAGCTGAACGAGTAAATACATCACCCATCTTAGCATAAGACTCACCTTCTGCCATACCCTGATAAGTAGGATAGTTAATATTCAGAATGAAAGAATAACCCTTGGGAACTTTACCGTCTGTATCAAGAATATCACTAGAAACTTTAATTGCATACTTACGTGCCTTAGGAACCATAGCAGATCCCGAACGGAAAGATACAGAAGCTACACTACCAGGATAAACAATATCACTGCGAAGAGTATCACCCTTACCAGTTACTGCGTGAACATAAAAACCAGTTCCCTTAGTTTTATCGGCCTGATGAAGCACAACATCGCCAATGGCAGCAAGATCTTCAAGAGTGTTCTGAACGGCCTTTGCCACAAAAAGGTGACGAGCCTGATTTACACTAAAAATACCCATTTTATATTATATTAAATTTAATTTGATGTCCAAGAGGACTTAGCGATTTGTACGGCTCTTGAAAGTATAGAGCGATGTATTGCAGGGTTTAATTTACATTCGTTCTTGCGAACGTAAATATCATCTCCATCTTCTACTACAAGATCTTTAAAATCGCTATCAATTGTCATTGTATCTCCATAATCTGATACATTAAGATCTGCAATAACAATAGGTTCTGGCCTTTGTAAGAAAGTAAAATTATACTTATTTAAAATACTGTTTGACAATAATATAGAAACTCTATCACCATCATCTTCACCTACTTCTACACGTAAAACACGGTGATTGTTAGCATTCCTAAAAGGATTACGCTTAGTTCTATGCAATTCATCCCAAGTAGTTGGTATAACAGGAATTTCTGTTTTTCCTTTTATGGCTTCTTCAAAAAGAATAAACCATATGTGATCATAATCAGGAGAATCAAAAGCTATTTCGTAAATGTACTTTTGAGAACATTTGTCTCTATACTCATCAAGTGCTGGTGAAATTCCAGCATTCTCTAAATTAATACTTGACCTTCTTACTAAGGCATTTAAATAACTCGTAACATCTTCAGTATCTTCGAATTTCTCAGAATACATCTCCAAGATGATTGACTCCTGAGCTTGTGTAAGAAATACACTCTTCTCATAGTCATTCAAACCAGGAGCCTGATTAGATGTTATATTATTATAGAGTATATCAAATTCTCTACTGAATTCTTCACAAGTCATATTTAATTATTTTTCAGCTTTGCTTCTAGAGCAAATCTAATTTCTTGATTTTTAGGAAGATTCAAGAACTTCGCAGCTATAGTAAGTGTAGGTTCCTCATTTTTGCCACAAAGCGGAGAATTATCGTCCCTAAGATAATAATATTCACCACGTTTGTAAATAAGGCCAGCCTCTAGTGCTTTATGAATTATAACCTTTGTAGGCAAAGATTCATCCCTTACAACCTCCAAGAAAGCTTTGGGATTAGACTGAATATTCTTATAAGCTCTCTCCTGTAGCCAACTAAGTTTAACATTAGGAGCAGTAGGCTTACCATCAAGAGTCTCAACGATAACTCTCATTAATTCAATATCATCTTTAACTTTGCCATACTCCATATAACACTCCATTGTAGCATTGACCTTTACTGCGGCATCCTTCTCTTCAGCACCTTCTTCAATAAGAACATACTCATAAGTGGCTTTGCGCCTTAAATTCAACTCTTCCAATGAAGGACATATGTGGTTTTTATTAGCGAGCAATATCTTGTAGTCGATGTAATTCTCAGGATTAGACAGATCCAAATAAGTGTCCTGCTTTGTCAGCCTGACCATTCTATTAGACCAGTAATTATTCTTTCCTTTATAAATGCTAAGAGCATCTACTTCAAGACCCATGATATACTCAAGATATGTTTTTTCGCTTTTAGTAAGAACATCTACATAAGACCCAGAACGCAATACTGGAACAGTATAATATCGCACAGCATCATCTGCCATACCACCACCCAAAACGTGCTTTTCATTCTGGACCAAACCTGTATTCTTAGGAATGTGTCTTACAATCACTCTCTGATTCCTTAAACAGTTAATCAAAGGGTTACCTTCAATATCTACAGCTTTTGCAGGACGACCTGCATTACGAGGAATAACTTCTTCAATATCCTCTACAGATACTGGTTTTAGCTGCTCATCATTAACAGCATCCATATCAATATCAATAAATTTCTCTTCTACTTTCTTAGCCATAATAGCCTCTCCTTAATTTTAAAAGAGAGGTAGGGTAAAGCCCTACCCCTCATTAATTTTTATTTTTATTCTGCTAAAACTGCAGGAATAATAGACATGGTGCGTGTAGGATCAAGTACACATACACCCAGAGTAGCCATACGATGGAAGACTGCAGAGTCCTCATCGAAGCTCATAAACTGGTTACCAATCTGGCCAGTGAAAGGATTACGTAAACCCCACTGATAGCCACGATATTCAGGCTGTCCCTTAATAGCGCACTTGAAGATGTTAGGCTGATCCATAGTACCAATGTACATAATATCAAACCTATAGGAGAATGCAGGACCACCACCAGCCTTAGGCCAGAGAATCTTATTTCTCACAACATCATCATAGTAAGGATCCACATTAAGCTTAACGTGAACACCATTAGGAGCAACCCACTCGGTAATCTGATAATCAGTAACCTTTAAACCATTAGTAGGTGCAAAGGTGGTATTAGCAGTGGTGTAGTATGCAGGGTTATTGGTAGACACAAGAGGCATCCAACCAGAAGTCATGTCCTTAGCAGCCTTATTGAAAAGCAGAGCACCACGCTCACCAGTATTGATAACGAAAGTACGATCACCAAAACCAAGCTTACCAGCAGAAAGCTCATAAAGAGCATTGAGAATAAGAGTCATAACATTCTCAGGATCGTTGTAATACATAGTATTACCAAACTCCATCTGCTCATAAAGTCCAGCACCAGTCTTAATGACGTTGCCAGATTTACCTACATTCATGTATTCGCCATTAGCATTACGGTTAGAACGACCCCAAGCAATAGCGTTATTCTTATACTCATTAAACTGCTCCTCAAGCTCGAATTCAACATTGTGCATCCACATGTTGCTGACAGTATGCTGAAGCTTACCACCCTCAAGCTCTTTAATCATAGGAATACCAACAGCAAGTTTCTTGTTAAGCATGTTACCAGGAACCTTATGCTGAATACGAATGGTAGACCACTCATTACGCATAGATACCGGAGAGCTAAAGCGAATATCACCAACCTTACGAGACAGTTCCTTCTCTACGAAAGCAGCCTCAATGGAGAATCTTTCACCTGCCTGAAGACGCTCTGCAGGGCAACCATTAATATTACCACCTGCAAGTTCTACCTTATAAACAGCCTGAGTTCCTTCCATACGAGGATCGCCAAGAATTCTAAACTGATAGACTTCATTAAGGTTACCTACGATATATTCTCCATCAGCAAACCAATCCTCATCGAAAACAAGATAGAAAGGAGTGGTATTAGCACCAATCATAGTAGAAGCAGTAATAGTGCTACCATCAATAACTACAGGAGTGCCATCTTCTGTACGAGCCTCTACCAGAGGAATGTTTCTACGAGAACTACCAATAACATCCCATGTGTATTCGCTATCATCCTCGAATTCCTTAGTAGGGAACTGCGACAGGAAAGTATCCAGCGTCTTACCATAACGATATGCAAGCAGCTGAACCATAAGAGAGCTAGCCTTCTGCGGAGCTAGCTGATAAAGAGCACCAAGGTGGTTCTCTTTTGTCAGACCTTTCCAATGGGAAAATCCGACCATTTGGAATTTACCAAGTTTTCCAGCCATTTTAATCTAAATTAAATATCTAATCTTAATCCAGCCCCGATATAACTATTCTCATCACTAACACCGCTAGCATAATCCAGACTGCCATCCGTATGCCTTGCTGTACTATTAAGCGTATGTTCTAGCTCTCTAAGGCTTTTCTTAACTTCTTTCTTTACTTTAGTATTGACAAGCTTATCAATAGATTTAAACCCGTCAGTTAATGTATATAGAATTCCAACGTTCTTTAAAAAGTCGGCCTCATGTTCCTTCTGGTATTTCTGAATGGCAGTTAAAGCAGCGCCCGTTTCTCTGTCTTTATAAACAGGTTTTGTAATATTATCATATACCAGAGCACGTGTAGCTTTATCTAGATTAATACCACCAAAGAAATCCTGAGACTCTTCTATGTCTTTCTTTAAAGCTTTGGCTTTCTCTTCTTGAGCGTCTTTTGCTTCCTTGGCTTTTTGTTTACCTTCTTCGATAAGGTCATCATATTTATCTTTGAAAAACTCTATGTTTTCAGTAAGAGCTTCTAAAGCATCTTCAACATCATTGCCAGAATCAAAAGATCTTTTAAGTTCTCTCTCAATTCTTTCTTTCTTAACACCTTTATTCATTAAATCTTGAACAATCAGATTTTTCCTAAGAGTCTCTCCTTCTGGAGTTTCTGCTTTAATTTGTTCTTCAGTAATGTTGTCAAGATATCTAAGAATAGATTCGTGTTTTTGTATTTCAGAAGGCTCAACATTATAATTTAAAGCCTCCTCAATTTTACGCTGGCGCTCATCAAAACGAGCATTCAAAGCTTTATCAATAGCTTCTGCAAATTTCTCAGCATCTGTAGCGCCCTTAATATCCTCTTCTGTTAAACCAGAAAGAACACCATCTTCTGATAAAGCCCCAAGCGTAGAAGAGTAGAAGTTAGGGTTGGGAGAAGACTCAGGGCTCTTCTCCGATGGTGTCCCCTTGGTTTCAGTTTCTTTACTACCTACGCTCTCTGGATTAAAAAGCCCATCAATGTCTACAGGCTCTTCTTCCTCAGTAGTTTTATTTTCTGGTTTTGTGTCCTCCTTATGTTCGTCAGGATTTGGATCTTCAATAGTCTCCTGCTGAGCTTCTCCAAAGAGGTTTTCAATTTCACTTTCTGATAAAATGTTGTTTAAGTCTAATCCTACCATTTTTCTCCCAATTAAACTTTTAATTAATCAATTTCTAACTCTATTTTGTCACCTGCTAAATTAGCTTTATCTAAAATAGCATAGAGTTTCTTAAAGGTTTCAGTAGATTGTAGTACTTTACCTTTAGCTTTATTTAAACCTACAAGAATACAGCCTTCTGTATCACTAGGAGTATTTCCAATATGTATCAAAACCCCAGAGAACCCAGGTACATTTACAAGTCGTGGAAGATACCCACCACAAAACTGATACGCAGATTTATTGGAAAATTTTAACGATTTGGTATTTAAGTCTATTCTATAAATGCCTCTAGGTATAGCGGTACTGCCATATACTTTAGTAAACTTAATTTTAGTTTCGGGATCATTCATGGTAAGACCGCGATCCGTATCTTCTAAAGTATTACAAAACCATTCTCCATTGATATATAGGTTGCCTATCGTGTAGGTGCTTTTTTTGTAATCTCTAAAGAGATTTAACTTCAATAAACCCAT